GTATTAACTCCGTTAGATTGGCAAAGGAGTATACCTGAAGCATCAGCAGTTGATACGATGCCACTAGATGCAACTGAAGCGTTAATAATAGATGCCATTGTTTATCCTTTATGAACTAAATACTGCTAATGAAGCATAATACGGTTCTTTATAAACACCACCACTTGTTACAAAAGTTACACCAAAAGATGCCGTTGTTGGTGCAAGATAATATGGGGAAGCCGTTTTAGCAAATGTTTGAGGAGTCATATAATTTGATGAAGTTGAATCAATAGTTGTTGTGCAAGTTGCAGAATAATTAATATTAGGCATTGCAGTAGTAAAAGTAATTGTGTAATCCCCAGCACTATTTCTTGTTACAGAACTTACATTAAATGAACCGTTGATAGTAGGTGTTGCACTTCCTGATAATTGCACCCAAGCCTTTGCAATACCAGTCATACCGTTTTGAGTGGCTAATACCCCTGTGCTTGCGTTAATTGTATCCGTTAGAAGCGTACCGTATGGCATATTTATCCTTAAAGAATTACCCAACGTGAGCCTGAACTGACTGTTACCGTTGTACTTGATGCGATTGTATATGGCCCAACTGTCATTGCATTTGTACTTGCTGGAACTGTATACGATACGGTATTAGCATTTGCATTTGTCTGAAAACCTTGGCTTGCATAATGTACAGGTGCTGATAATGTTCCTGTAGATGCGTTATAGCTTACAGGACTAGTAGTCGATATAGATGCAGTTGTTAAATTACCTGATGTTAATGTTGTACCTACAATGTAATATGTGGCACTTGTTGTTGTTGGTGTAATAGTTGCACCAGCTACAATTCCGGTTAATGCTGAACCATCACCAGCATAAGAAGTTGCAGTTAAACGCCCAGTAGATGGCACAAAACTTAATTTAGTTGATGATGTTTTAGCTGGTAAGTTACCAGTTGTTGTAGTTACCCATGTTGGATATACAGAAGTTGCTGTAGTTGTATCGTCTGTAATTGCAATATTGGTTGCATTTGTTGCAGTTGTTGCAGTAGTTGCAGTTGATGCCGCACTTACTGTCAATGTTGCTGGGTCCACCCAACTAGGGGCAGAAGCACCATTAGATTGCAATAAATAATTAGCAGTTCCAGTTGAACCATTTAATGAAAGGGTGCTATTAAAACGTAATGTAGTAAATGTTCCAGCTAAAGGCGTTGTTCCACCAATAGCTACGTTGTTCATATTGCTTGCGGTAGCTGGGTTAATTGTTACAGTTCCAGTACCGGTTGGGGCTAAACTAATTGCCGCATTTGCACCATTTAAATTAGCAGATACATCAACTGTTAAGTTTCCACCGCCACCAGCACCCCATTGTAAGCAAGCCGTTCCACTTAAATTTCTTAACGCACCACCAGCAGAACTAGCGGCATCAAAATAAGGACCTACAAAATTAGTTGTTGCAGTAATTACTGTGCCACGAATAGTATTTGCAGTAGTACCGCCAATTGCTGGGGGTGCAGATAAATCTAATGTGCCGCCCAAGGTAAGGTTTCCGCTAGAAGTAACTGTACCGCTTAAACTAATTCCTGAAACGGTTCCTGTACCACCTACTGACGTTACAGTACCAGTTGTTGGGGTTGCCCAAGATGGAACGCCAGCCGCTAGTGTAAGAACTTGGCCATTGCTTCCAGCGGCCAAGAATGTAGTTGTATTAAGGGCAGATTGATAAGGCAATGAACCAGCCGCACCACCAGCCAAACCAGCCGCATATCCAGTTGTATTTTGGTTAAGGGTTGGGAATGTGCAATTTGTTAACGTGCCGCTTGATGGTGTACCCAACGCACCGCCATTAACTACAAATGCACCAGCGGCACCAGTATTGATTGCCAAAGCAGTTGCAACGCCAGTTCCAAGGCCAGTAATTGATCCAACAGCCGGTGTAATAGTAGTATTAGTTACGGCAGTTACTTGACCACTAGCATTAGTAGTAAATACTGGAGTTTGTGTGGCCGATCCATAAGTAGATGCAGTTCCAACTGGTGTAATGCTAAATACAGAACCAGTTAATGTAAGACCTGTTCCAGCAGAATAAGTTGCTGAAGTTGTAAATTGTGACCAGTTAAGTGCCGTTACGCCTAATGTTCCACCAGGTGTAGCAGTACAAAACCAAGCACCACCGGCTTGCGTTCCATACTCAATAAAAGTAATAGCTGATACAAAATCATTCCATTGGTCTGCATCTAATGAACGTGTCCAGGCAGTAGCAGAAGCTAAATAAATACCATTATTAGCGGCATTAGTTTGATCTTTAACCAATACACGATCGCCGGCCAATGTAGTATAACTATCAATTGTCTGCAATCCTGACAATGTAATGTTTGTTAAAGTTGCTACAGCACAAGGTTGTTTCCAACTAATACCAGCGGCATACGATTGCAACGCCAATAAATTAACAATATCAGTAGCACCAACAGGTTGAGTAGAAATTGTACCCGTTGTTGTAGATATATTAGTAAAAACCCCAGTTGATGGGCTTGTAGAACCTATTGGACTACTATCTAAAGTAGAATTTGTAATGGTTAACCCTGATTGAACAGGATTTGCAGTTGCATAGAACGGTAATCCTTGACCAATAAATGTATTAAAAGACCCATCTAAATTGAAGTAAGCTTGAACTGGTAATAAATTCTGTACCGCAGAATTAGATGGGTTGGTCATAAAACTTCCTAATTATTGGGCATCTACTGGTGTTACATACAAAGTTGACGTACCGCTAACGGTAATTGCTGAAACATAATACGGAATAGTTGGAACGGCCAAAACTATGGAAGTATCGTGATTCAAAATATAATCGCCAGGGGTTCCAGCTACCGGATGTACCGCATTTGTTGATGCGGTAGCAATCTTAATGGCAACTGGGTTGGTACCAGTATTGGCAAATTCAGCCCATGTAATTTGGTCATTACTGCTTGTGGTAATTAATACCGGTGTTGAAGCAGTAGTTGTGACCGCAATAACGGTTGTTTTGCCAACTGGTCTAATTCCAATTGTAGTAGTCATAATTAGCCCGCAGTTGTAGGTAATGGACCTTCAAAACGAATAACGTCAATGATGTAGTTACCAGCGGCCGGTGTCAATGCGCCAGCGGTGCAGTTACCAAATTGAACGCTTAATGTATTTGCGGCTGAAACACGTGCATCAGCAACAAAAATACCGGCAGTTTGTGCGCCAACGCATGATACGGTTACATGGTCAGTTGTTAATAGGCCAGCAACAGTAAATGTTTGTGCGGCAGTAATATTTGCGGCAACTTCGGCTGGAGTAATTGATGGTGAAACGTAGAAAGTTTGAAGTGCATTTCCACGTGCAAGGGTAGTAGATGGCATGATGTTTCCTTTTAAGTGAGGATGATTAATTATAAGTCTAAATAGGAAAAAAGCCACCCTTTTTGGGGGCGGCCTTCTTTTTTATTTCATCCCCGGTTAAGGAAGAAATGTTAAGTCGTAACCATAAACAAATACGTCACAAGTAGCGGCCGCACCTTGTGCAGTTCCTACGTTGAAGTATAAGTTTTGTACAGTTTGTGCCGCAGTTGAAGCAACAGTACGTTGACTTACAACTGTTGAGCCTGTACAAGCTGACAATGCGGCGTTAGCTACGATTCCTGTACCACCGGCTGATGGTGCATTAAACAAGCCAGCGGCGGCAGTTGTTAAGCTAGTTGATGCGTTAGTGACGATAACGTTAGAAACCGAATAAGAAGTTGTGTTGTTAATCGGTAAAACGGTATCACCGGCGGCGTTAACGTTTACACCCTGATAAGAAGCTAATAATCGAATTGCTTGATTAGTGCTTAAATTTGATGGGTGATTCGCTACGGTTGTTGCTGGTCCTGGATTTGCCATGATTTATTTCCTTAAAATTTAGTGTTTAAAAATGGGGGAGTTTAATCCCCCTATTTCATTACGATGCGATACGGCAAGCAAGTTCAGGATACAAAGGTGCCCAGCCATACAATACGTCAATACGAGTCGGTATAGAATCGTTGTTGATTGTGTACTGTCTAACTACACGCAATGACAATCCAATTTCTTTGTCGCTTGCACGGCCAGCAAAATGTACACCTTCAGGCAATTCTAAGTCAGCACAAGCCAATGTAAATGCATTTTTATGCATCAAAATGTTTTGTGGTGAAACAATACCTGTGTTGTTAAATGGAGTCACAGTTTGTGATCCGGATGATGTAACGCTTACGTTTTGGAACTGTCCGCCAGTAATAACTGCTGGAACAACAGTAACGGAAGCTGTACCACCTGAACCAATAGCAGTTGTAGATTGAACTACAAAGTTACGTAACTTACCGTAAGATTGACGATTCTGTGGGTTAACTGCATAAACACCAGCGATAGTAAATGTATCACCTTGGTTTAATGTAGCGGCCGCAGAAGTAGCACCAACAGTAATTGTGCTTGAATAAGCCCAGCCACTTGATAGGAAACCAGTTGCAGTTGTTACGTTGCATGACAATGTTGCAGAAGCATAGCTACCAAATGTTTGGCTAACTACGTTTTGATCCATACGCCAGTTCATACCACCTGAATCACGGCCCATCAAACCTTTTGTGTATTGGCTTGAAATCTGTGCTGTTGGAACAAATAAACCTTTTAAACTATCAACAATAGTTGCAGAAGTAAATGGTTCAACAATTACAGAACGTCTACCATCACGGGGAGCACCTTCAGAATCAAGGTAAGCGGCCGCAGTTAGATAAGTAATCAAACCAGTAGGGGCTGTTCCAGCAGTACCAACAATGTTGGCTGTGTTGT